TTTATGATTGGGATGAAAATCACGATGCACATTTAATGAATTATTTAAATTTATTTACAAGAATATATGAATTATATTACATAGATACAGACGGTAATTTCTCGGCTAAAATTATAAAACCAACTGAAGGGTATGCTTATAGAGATTATAATGGAGAAACTTTATTTTTTGTTCATTTCTTTGATGCTGAATTTGAAGAAGATGTAGAAGTAAATGGCCAAATAATATCTGTAAGACCTAAATATATTGATGTATATACAAAAGATTTTATATATCATTTTAATGACAATTTCGAAGAAATAAGAAGCAAAGACAGTAACAAATTCAAACGAGTACCTGTTTCTGTAGGTGTTATAAGTACAGAAGATTATAAAGATAGCTTAGCAAGAGATATTGCTGGATTACAAGATGCATTAGAAACAAATCTCTCAGATATGGGTAATGAAATTTCTGATTTTAGAAATGCTTATATGGTTCTAGAAAATTGTCAATTTGAAAAGGATGAAGATTTAGAAGAAATGAAAGCAAAAGGGATTTTAGAAGTTGGAAAAGATGGTAAAGTTAAATGGTTAATTAAAGATATAAATGATACTTTTGTACAAAATACAATTGATAGATACATAGATTTAATTTATCAAATTGGCTGTCACATAAATCACAATGAAAAACTACAATCTAATCTAAGTGGTATAACTCTTAGAAGTAGATTGATCTCTCTTGAAAATAAATGTACAACATTGATAAAATCTCATAAAAATATACTTAAAAATAGAATTAGATTTATATGTGAGTATTTAAGCATGAAGAAAGAAGGAGATTTTAATTATAAAAGAATTAAGATTATTTACACTCCAAATATACCACAAGATAATCTTTCTACTGCTCAAATGCTTAGTCAAGTTCCAGATGGAGTAATCTCTAATCAAACAGCAAGAACTTTATTTGGATTTATAACCAATCCACATCAAGAAGGGGAACAAGTCAAAAAAGAAATGGAAGAAAATCAGCAATTTGAAGATGAAAGTTTAGGTGAATTGTATGGCGATAAACACCAACACACAGAAGCAAACATCGAAGAATAGAAGTGCTGAAGAAACTAAAAGTTTCATGGAAAAAGCATATAATCAGGCCGAACAGGAACTTGAAAAATATCTTAAAAAGATGAATAAAACAGATAAACAGATTAGAGAGTTGATGGAAACTGCTAATTTTGCTTATCAAATAGAAAAAACATCAAAAGATTATGAAAGCGCTGAAAGATTTCTTGTTATAGCCGTTTTAGCAATGCTTAACAATGAAGATGAATGGCTTGAAAATTTAATAGATAATTTTCTTGATGAGATGTTTGAGAAAATTGTAGAATACTTTGGATACTTTGTAGACAATGAAGAAAAACAGAAAATATTAAACAGAAAATATGAAGGTAAAACGTATAAACAAAGAATAAAAATCAATATGGCTAGAATAAATAATCGAACTAAAAAAAGATTAAAAATAGCGTATAAAAAGAGAAATTTATACAATATCGCATCATGGTTAACACCAAGGCAAAAGATGAGTAGAAAAAGAGCAAGAGGAATATTGATATCTGAACTTAGTAGAATAGCTAATGATATATTTATTCATTGCAATAAAAATAAAAAGTTTATGTATTGTTCAGTTTTAGAGGAAAGAACATGTGGCGATTGTGAAAGTATGCATGGTACTATTTGGAACGCAGAAGAGGCACGAGACTTAATACCTCAGCATAATTTCTGTAAATGTTATTTTTTAGTTTTAAATGAATAGAAAATAAGGAGGGACAAGATGTTACCAGCATATTGGAATAGAGAAAGTTTTAGCGATTACGTAAGAAGAATGCAAGGAACAAATAAAAAGACTAAATGGAAAAGAAATAGAAGATAATAGGAGGTAGTAAATGAGAGAATTAAGTACAATACAAAAGAGAGAAAAATTAAATGATGTTTATGCAGTAGATGAAATAGGACCAGGAGGAGCAAATCATCAATATGTAATTGTACCTCATAACGTAGATGTTACAGATGAAATAATGGAATATGGATATTTAGTTAAAATAAAACTTCAATGTGGGCCAAGAAAAGATGAAAATTCACAGCATGGAGTTATAGATACAGATTTACTAGAAATAGTAAGAGATAGAATGAAAGCTTTTCAAGCTGGACCATTTGCCAGTGAATACAATGAAAAAGCATTAGAACATATAGAATTAGCTTTAATGTATCTTAATCGTAGAGTTGAAGATAGAATTGAAAGAAATGTATTAGGAACAAATAATAAATAAGTTTACATAATGCAACTTATTTAAATCGATTCTAAGGTGCTTGCAAAAAGTTCCTTGATAGTTTATACCTTTGGAAATAAATAGAAATTACATAAAGAATGATTGAATGGAAAAATTATTTAATTTTGCATCATTACCTAGTGATGCTATAGAAGTTAAAGTAATAAAAAGACCAAAACAGAAACCGTTAAAAAAGTTAAAATTAAATGAAAATACTTATTATTTATCCGAAGATGATGAAAATTATTATACTTTTGTGTATAAGAGTTTCACTAAGGATAAAGTAAAGAACCAAGTAGTAGCCAGTATATTTAATAAAGGAAAGTGCAAAAATGCAGATTGGTTTGAGTTGGCTCAATTATATAACGACAAAATAAATGAGTATAATCACAAATCTTATGTGCATAGTCAATATATCACAGATGCAATATTGACTGAAATATATAAATTAACAAGATAATAAAGTCCGAAAGGGCTTATTTTTATGCTCCGAAATGAGGGTAAACTAAAAAATGTCACTGGTTCATTTTATGAGTTAGTGGGATAAGGAGAATTTATATGAAAAAAAGTGAATTATTAAAACTTGTAGAAAAGTTTGACAATGAAGATAGTATAAACGAAGTATTGTTAGGAACTGATGTTGAAAAGCAAATTAAAGCGAGTGCACTAACTTTAGAAAACTTTAAAACATTAGCAGATAGTAATGCTGATTTTATAGCTTATCTTGATAGTTTAAAAGATACACATGTAAATACCGTTATAAAAACAATGAAAGAAAAAGGGACTTGGGAAAAACAATTCAGAGATGTAATTGAAGAAAAATATGATATCATATGAGTAACAAATCGGGATTCGGAGGTGATCGTTATGAAAAAACTAAAGAATAAATCAAGCTTATTCTATATTGCTTCATTCTTTTTTTACATTGCTTCAATTATTGGCTTTGTTAGTGGAAATAGTAATTCAATGGCTATAGTATGGTTAGGTTTGGGTTCATCATTTCTTTGCTTAGGATCGGTACACATGAAAAAGGAAAATGATGAAACAAATAGAAATAATAAATAAATTGATTAGAAATCGGAAGTTGTAAAGGAGCGTTATGCAATGGAAAAAAGAAAAATTGTTCGTGGGATTTTATTGGCAGTATTGCTGGTTTGTACGGTGTTTTTGATTTATTCCATAGTAACAGACCCATTAGGCGAACATGATACTATGCTTGCCCTTGCTGTTACCGCTGGATTTATTGCATTAGAGCAGGACAAGCGAAAAGAAAGATAAATATCAGCTTGTCGAGCTGGAAAATTTGAATTTGCGAAGGAGTTGATTTTATGTTTATATTTTTATCGGGATGTTCCCTGTTAGTTCCTTTATCAATGATTCTGCTCGGGTATAAATGGAAAGAAAATCCGCCAAAGGATAGGAACGGTTACTCAGGTTATAGAACTACTATGTCAAGATTAAATGAAAACACTTGGAAATATGCTCATAGATATTGGGGAAAAATAAATGTTGCTTTGGGAATAATTCTCGTAATTATTACAATCGGTATTTTATTTTTTGCAAAAAGTAATGTGAACTTTGAAATGATTATAACTTATTTGGTTTTTGCCCAATTATTGGTTATGGCACTTACAGTCATTCCAATAGAATTTTTGTTACATAAACACTTTACCAAACAAGGTGTAGAGAAATAGAAAAATTCCAGTTTGTAGAATTCAAAAATTTAATATGAAATGTGAGATAGAGCGTATGGAAATAATCTATACGTTCTATTTTTTTTTGCCTTTTTGAAAAAAGTGATTAAAAAACTATTGACATTTTGTTACTGGCAAGACGGCAAAAAGCATTTTGATTTCCTGCGGTGCGCGACTGGCTCCCTTTGATATTCCCCAACTTCGGGAGATCATGTCTTATGACGAGCTGGAGCTGGATAAGCTGGGGGATGAAAAATCGGCGCTGTTCTTTCTTATCAGCGACACGGACACCACCTACAATTTTTTGGTTGCCCTCGCTTTTTCGCAGATGTTCAACCTTCTGTGTGAACGGGCTGACAACACCTATGGCGGGCGTCTGC